CTAGGCACCTGGGCGGGGGTTAATGAGCACTGGAAATAAGAAACGCGAGACAACGCTTTGCTGATTACGTATAAGTGGAGTATCGGGGAGTAAAATCCTGCTGATTACGGTTATATGGAGTATCGGAAGTGGCAATTGCTATAAACTGGGTCCGGAGTAAACAGGCTGTTTATTAATTTTACGTTCAAACCTATTGCAACAATTCCTTACAACAACAAAAAGTTAAATAGGAAACTTGAAAAATTCCTATCTTAATAAAGTATATTTTGTTTTGTTATCACTACCCGTTTTAATTAATAGGCTCTGTAACATTCATAATAGAAATATTTCGTAATGATAATTCTCATCAAAAGATATCGATGTAAAATGTATCTGTAGCTATTCAATTATATTAATTGAGCTTAGCAATCGTTAAATTATTATAATTTAAATAATAATTTAATCTCAATCTAGCAGATTGAAAAACACAAAAGCATAAGTGTATAAATATGCAAACGATGGAAGAAGAATGAATCAAGACGAACAGAAGAAGAAGGGGGCACAACTAAAGAGAGTACATACTGTTGGTACGCAGGTTGTGGACACATGCAACAGAAGACGACAAAAAGGAACCAAAATGGAAGTCAATTTTACTGTGAAGAGGAACAATGCAGATGAAGAGCAGAAATTCTTTGTAACAGAAAGAGTTGATCACAAATTGGAAAAACAAGTAAAGGCTGAAGCTAAACAAAACCATACCTTTATCAAACCAAAATTAAATTTTGTTGATAAAGTTGAAGTTGAAAAAGTAAAAGTAACTTCACGAGGTAAAGAACGAGCTGCAAATTTTGCTTTCTTTAAGGAACTGGTCAATTCTAATAAAGTTGAACAGAAATGGAATGTCGAAACAGAAAAAGAAATAGATGAGGTTGATCTATTCTTTATGAAGAAGAAAACCAAACCTTTCTCTGGGTTCTCTATTAAGAGTTTAGGAGATAGTCTAAAGGTGATGCCAGACGAAAAACACATTTCACCACAAACCGCGATGAGTTCAATCAATGAAAATGTCGCGACTGATGCTGTAGTTGACGTTATCGCACTAACAGCTCAATTAAATCAACTTATTAAAAGAGTAGAAGCTCTAGAGTTGGATAATAAGCAATTGGTAGAGATGAATAACCAATTGAGACAAGATAATGAAAAACTTGTCAATGAGGGAATCACCTCAATTAAAAATGATAAGAAAGAGAAGAAAAACTCTGAAAATAAAATTGAACAAGCTATTTCTAAAACTGCAAGTTGTATGTTTAAGATTGTAGCTGAAAAGAAAAGAGTTACTCAGGTGACTCCAATAGTAGGAGAAGAACAATGTTTGGAACTTCAATCTACTATAAAAAGGAAGTATAAAGAAAAACCAAAACTTCCAAGTGTACCTTCAAAGAAAGAAAAGAAGAGTATACAACAAACAAAAATCCGCCAATGGTATAATTTCAACAAACAAACCATTGAAGAGCATCAAAAAGAAGTACTTTCAAGTGTACAAACTGATGTTACTTTTGCTGAAAAAGTGAAAGAAAACGGTATACCAAAACAAAAATTGAGGTATACTGTCTCTACAACAGTAGAGAAACAACCCAAAAAATCAATTCACCATTATGGATATAAGCCAGCCGGCGTTCCTAACAAAATATGGTGGAAATGGGTTACCACTGGCACAGCCGCCGAAGCCTACAAAAAGGCTCAAACATTCTTGTTTAAAATGTTTAAGCGAGAAATGATAGTATTCAGACAAAAATGGATATGTCATACAAAGGAATTCAATCCGTATCTTTCAGAGCCAAAAATGGTTTGGTTAGAAAATACAAATGAATATCCGTATGATGTAAACGTACTGTTTGAGTTTATCAAAAAGTGGCGAATGCTTGTTACTAGTTATAAACCTGGTAAACCAATCACCAACGATTGGTACAAAAATAAACAAAACTAATAATGATTTTTGAAAGTTTCATAAATACATTGTTAGAAAGCTTTGGCGTGATGACACCATTCCACGAACTGAAGCGAAATCCTATTATTTATATAATAGTGTTTATTTTACTATGGGTTTTATCAACTGGTATTGCATTTACTAATCAATACGCCTTTCAACATACAGTTGGAGCCAACATCCTGAAAAATACTGGAATTGAAGAACTTTTCAACCCGTTTCACATATTTATTAAGTTTGGATTGTATATATCGGTAGCATATTATGTTATTATGTATATAAAGAAGAACGTACATATAGTGTGGAACAAATTTGAGATAATCAGAAATTTCATGGCAAATCCAACAGGAACAACAGGAAGGCGAGGAGTATTGGGTAGATGTTTCGAGCAGGTGGTAGAGTATCCAATTGTTTTCTCAGGATTGGTCTACGAATTACAACAAGTAGATAGTAGGGCGGCTTTGTTGAGGAAGATTGCTATGTTGTCGAATGCTCTCAAATTACCATTAGGTATATGGGAATCGACGGTAGGTAGTTTTCTGAATAGGCCAGCTATACAAGGAGCTGAGGAAATGTTGGAGGAGGTGCTTCCGATAGTAGCTATGGGTTTAACAGCTACTAAAACAGAGATTGGAGACATATCTGTTGAGAATTTTATTGTGAACTGTGATAGAAATCAAAGAGCTTGCGAGAATATTATTAAACGTATTCAACCAATTCTAATCAAAGCAGGCATAATGAAGGACTCTTCTTATGAAACCATCTTGTCGATAGCAAAAGAAGTGAATGAACTATCGACGGAAGAAACGTGGATGAAAACCACACTAAAAATCAACCCCAATGAGTTCCTTCAAACTGAAGGATCCGTGAGAGTAGCTGACTTAAGAGTGAAAGTTACAAATCTCAGAAATAAATTGAACACACTGCAATCGAAGGAACTAAGATCGGACAAAGTAGTGACTGAGTGTCAAAAGCACTTAGCTTCATTAGAGGTTCTTTTGATTGAGGCTGCCGTTTTGGAGAAAGCCAATCAGAATAGAGTTAAACCAGTAGGAGTTGCCATACAAGGAGAAAAACAAATTGGCAAAACAAATCTGGTACAAATTCTAACAAAGAAGGTGTGTGAATACGTAAAGTCCAACGGAGGTGTAGCTTTTAGACAAGCACCAAAATGGACTACTTGGAGTAGACAGTGTCGCGATGAATTCGATACTGGTTATACGGGACAGGAGATTACTTACGTGGATGATGCTTTTCAACAAAAAGACAATAAGGATCATCTAATGTGGTTTACCTTCATTTCGAACACAGCTGTAGGAACAAATCAAGCTGATTTGAAGCAGAAGGGGTTGCCATATCGGAGTAAGCTGGTTTTCACAACGTGTAACAAACTACCCGACAAGAGCGTAACAATAGAAGATATTGAGGCATTACACGCTCGATTCCCACATACTATAAGTATGGTGAGAAATAAAAATAAAATGCCACACAAAGGAGCTATAGACGAAAGCTATAAATGGGTCGATTTTTATTATGGACCTATGAGTAGAGCAGTCGCAGCGACAGGTAGCAATTCCACATCAACAATGCGCAAAGTAACATTGGATGACGTTGTGAAGTTTATTGGAGATGATTTAATCATTCAAGATAGATTTTATAATTCAATCATTCAGAAACAACAAGGCATTGAAGGACAAGAAGAAAGTTTAGAAATAAACTATGTGGAAGAAGAACCTGTGGACGCATATATGGCTCAAGCAGATCCACTGCTGTATAAGTTCCAGGCTGTTATTACTAACAGTTTAGGGATGGATATGGCTGGAGCTTCGACACAGGAAGTTGTGCAATTTATCAAAGATAATTTACTTAGTTTCAGAGCATGGAATCTCATTAGTTCTATGCAGAAACCTCAGGTGAAGAAATTTGATGAATGGTTAGACGAATATATGTCGAACTCAGTGGAGGGGGTACTCGATAGTACATCACTGTTGACCCAGGAGAAGTTTAAAACAACTTCTCTAAAGGGTCTAAAGTTGTGTGCTGCTAAAGAATTGCTATCACTTAACAAATATGTTGAGTTAGATGGTGTTCCTATGGCGAGTGAAAAAGAGTACAAACAAGTTCTTGATGACGTGCAAGAGTTTATCCAATATGAATTGGATATTTTTGACACGGATATAGTTGACGTAGCTTTAGCAAAAATTTTGTTATCGCAGCTTAAAACTATTCAAAGAACGAGGAGAGAATCCACGTGGATGGACGTGGGTGATTGGATATTTGCTCTGAAGAATAAGATTACGGGTCAAGAATTCTTAGAATATATTGAACAGTACCCTATGACTTTAGAGCAGTTCCTTTGCGATCTAGATTCATGGCAAGTAGCGAAACCTGATTTGTTCAAATGTATTTATAGACAGAAAGTCATTTGTCTTAAAATACAAAACAATTTGTACATATGGTCACCGTTGCTTAAACGAGGAACTCGTTTTGCCAAGTTTGATTGCGAGCTGATGGAGATGTTGATGGAAGCAGGAAACCAAGTAGTTTGGGAAACTCATAGATATGTTGGTCCAGTTATAAATACACCAATTGGTCCCATTCGAGGACGAGAACTCTATGAAAGAACCGATCACAGACTGCAAAATGGATTTCCGATACTTCAGAAAGTTCATTCAAAGCTAATTGAGTTAATAGACCAGTCGGTCTATAGACAAAATACTCTATTTAGTCACCAAAAGATTGAAATTCTGTGGTATGCACTGAAACTTCGTCAACCATCGGAGGATTTGCAGCTACGAGCTGAGAAGGAGAGACTACAACAAGGAATTCCGAAATTCGGAACAGTTTGTAAGACAGTCTCAGACGTCATTGCACGTGATGTCGAAGAACGTTATAGTACGTTTAAAAACTACTACAACAGATTAACAAAAGATAAGATGCATCAAGTCTTATCTGTTCTCTCGAGAATGGGAGTTCCAATAAATGATTATTGGAATGACCTTCTTACTGATAACGCACCAGCCATAACAGCCTCAATTGTAGGCATTATTACGGGATTATTAATCATCGTAATAGTTAAAACATTCCAATATGGAATAGCAGGTGAAGAACAAAGTAAAGGAGAGAAACGTGCAAAACAAAAGAAAATCGCAACTACAAAAATGCAAAAGTTGCGATTCAACCGCGGACAAGAACAGGCAGAGGGAGACGTCATTAAGAAAGTAGAGAAGGCGTCTGCCGAAACCGACTCTGAAGTCATTGAAGATTTATGTGATTACATATCTGACTATCAGAATATCGGAGTGTTTGGGATGAACTTAATTCAAAACAACACCAAGGCCAGTTTGTATAGCGTGTTCGAGGAAACGTATGATTTCTCTTTCACGACACCACAAAAACCAGAATGGAAGAAAGTGGTGTCTAATAGAGAGGATGGAAAACGTACAATCGAATTCGATATACGAGGAGAGGGTACAGTTGATGTGGCTTTAGATGAGATAGAGCATCTTATAAAAGTTTCAAAAACTTACCCAGGAGGTGAATGGATATTCGAAGCGTATCTGGCAAGAGATGGTGACATTGTCTCTTATCATGTTGTGCTGATCCTGTTGAACGCACTAACACAAGCAGGATTAGTGGAATGGACGCGCGCCGAAACCAAAAACCTCAAAAATGTTGAGATCCAATTGAACCGTGGTTCGCCCTGTGATTTAAAAGCGGTTATCTTGGGACAGCCACAGGCCTCAACACAAGCACATGATACAATGGAAGCAATAACGAACAAAAATTTTGTGAAAGTTAGTTGTTTACCGATGGAAAGTATCAATCTACTCGCTCTGAAAGGGTTGCAAGTATATGCTATAGCTTCTGAGAAGACTTTAATACTACCTGCACATGCAGTAAGAGAGTATAAGTGGATTCGATTCAATAGAATTGGTTCTACTACTCACTTTGGTGTAGCTAAAGTCGATGAAAGGAAAGTCTCTTACCAAAGAGATATAGCTGTGGCAAATATACTGACCCGAGGAGAAGCAGAAGAAATAATGAGTAAAACACAAAGGATTGCGTTAACGAACATCTGTAATGAAAAGTTTGTTTTCCCGTCAGTGGCCAAATACTTGTTGACTAATGAACAGTCGGAAGTAGAATGGTTAGATTGTGTGACTCTGCATTATTTTGCTAAAAACAGAACATTTGGTTTAGGAAGAACAAAAACATACCAAGTGGACGAGTATGAGTGCGGAACAGAGTACATAAGCAAGAAATTGGTGGCTTGTGTACAAGGATTGCAGTCTCAAGTAGAATTGAGTCAAAAAGGAGACTGCGGAAGTCCAATAGTGTTATCAACTGGTAAACGAGCAGGTAAGTTAATAGGATTCCATTCCTATTATTCAAAACAAAAACAAACCTGGTACGGTTCAGTATTGACACTGGAGGACTTGGGTATTATCAACGGTCAAGAACAACATTTCGATGACCCATGGAACAAATTGATAGTACCTGGATTACCAACTGACTTGCCTAACGGTCCGGAAGTGAGTTATATAGGAAACTTGGTTAGACCAAGTTTACCTGTAACCAATAGCTCGTTGGATCATTGGCATAAGTCACCATTTGCAGACCAGTTTGAAGAACAGCTGGCGCCAGGGCGGTTAGATCCTTACGATAGTTATATCGAAAGTGAGTTACCGAAGAATAGGGAAGGAAGAAAAAGTTTGGTTTTAGGACCAAATTCAGAAATGGCAAAAACACTTCCAGAACTTGACCAGGCGCTGATTGATTGGTGTGTAGATGAGTTGGTAACAGAACAGGCTGCACTGTTCAAAAATCAAGCACTGCTGACGAAAGTTAGCGATGACATCGAAGAAGCAATTGATTATGCTTTGAATGGTCTACCAGATAACTCTTATGTAAGAGGAATGGAGATCAACAAAGCAGCAGGTTTACCATGGAGTTTTACAGCTCCGAAGAAAAGTGATTACATTGAGATAGAAGAAATCACAGGTAGGCGATCATTTAAAAACGATGTTCTAGGAACAGCTCTTAAACAAAGAGTAGTGCTTAAATTGCAGCAAGCAAAAATGGGAAATAGAGTATTGAGCTTTTCAAGTTCAAAACTAAAGGACCAACCCATTAAAATTGCACAGGCGAAGAGTGGAAGAACTAGAGTTTTCCATTGTATTCCAGTGGATTTGATAATTTTCACTGGAGCCTTATATGGTCCTTACAAAGAAGCGTATACTAAGGCAGGGTTAGCAAGCTATCATGCAGTAGGAATTGATCCGAAATCTGTAGGATGGATGGAGTTAGCAGCGTATATGACTAAGCACCCGAATTACTTTGATGCTGATTATAAGAATTACGATAAGTATTTGCACAGGCAGATATTTAAAGCGGTTCGAAAAATTCAGCGAACAGTGATTCAACGAGTTCAACCAGATAAATGGGATACAGCAAGAGCTTGTGAAGAATTGGATGCTATAGATACGTACGTTGTGGACTTTCAAACTGTCTACAAAACCAATAGAGGAAATAAAAGCGGAAGTTATACGACAACAATCGACAACTGCTTAGCAAATGATCTCTATGGTTTGTATGCGTGGGTTAAGACAACCGGTATGAAGTCCCTATGGGAATATCGTCAAAATGTCTCAAGTGTCGCTTTTGGTGATGATATCATCAAAAGTGTTAGTGACACTTACAAAGATAAGTATAATTACTGTACTTATCGAGATGTCTTAAATGCAACAGGTCATATAATGACACCTGGATCCAAAGACGGAGAAGAGAAGCCATTTACTGCTTTCGAAAATTTACAATTCTTGAAACGAGGATTTAAGTTGGAAAATGGTATGGCTTTAGCTCCGCTATTACAAAGATCTATTGAAGGACCTTTTGTATGGACAGACATCAGAGAGGATCAGGTAACTGTTTGGGTTAATCTCATACAGGAACAAATGATCGAGGCCGCCCTTTGGGGTGAAGAGTATTACACTGAGTTTTGTAATAAACTTAAATGTGGTACTAACAGAGTGTTGAACCAAACGCTAGCAGTGTTGTTGAATACGAGCTGGGAAATTACATTCCAGAAGTTCTGTAATCGTTATTATGGCTCTAAAGCAAGAGATATTTGAACAAAATTCCACCTTGTTTGAAGTCTTAGACGAGAACGAAGTTATGGAGATTAAGGAAATTCAATCCTCCGTAACAGCAGTACAGACACAAGTTGACCAACAGAAGCTGCAGTTAGATGGTTTAGCACGCAGAGTCGATTTGAATCAAGCTCGAAATGAAGAACAATTTGTTAATTTTAACACTATGTTAATTGCAACAAACACCGAAGTAGACAAGTTAAAAACAACAACAACTACACTATCAGTTAGTGTAAATAACTTGGAACGTTCGGTAGGAGAGCTTGAGACGACGACACAATCAAATTTCGACACGATTTTCAGAAGATTGGCTATAACAGAAGAAACATCAAGCCAAAACAAAAGTGAGATCGTGACGATTCTTGATAAAATTGATGACCTTGAACATTCGGTTGAATCTGCAAACGATGAGATTGCAGAGCTGACTGATTCAGTAGAGGATAATCAAACCGCAATAACAACATTAAGTGGAAGAGTGACGACACTAGCGGACAGAGTCACTAAACTTGAAAATATCGTTCAGAGTATAAGCCCTTACATACAACGCCAAACGTTTTATAGAATTGTTTACTATAAGACAAATGGTTCAATGCGAAATGTAGGTTTTTGGGCTAACGGTTATGTGCGATATAGCATGTCATTCCAAGTGGGAACGAGCGCAACAGCTAATTTCTTTACGAATTTAACAATTACTTCGGTGATCAGCAGTTATGATTATTCAACCATACCTGTTCTCAAAGGAGTCCCCGTAAGATTAACTGGTTCATACCCCACAGGTAGCAATACATTTGAGTCTGTTTCAGGTTCAACTGCTATCATTTACGACGACAATGCACTAGTCTAAGACACGACTTAAAACTGTCAAAAACGCGACTGTTACCGCGTAAATAGTAACTCTAAAGCAACATGCAGAATCCAACCCAAACCATGCATGTGTATGATATGCCTCTACGCGTCATCGCTGGCCTATCTACTTTAGCCAAAAGTCAAGAGGAAGACGAAAATACCTCAACCGGAGTAGTAGTGAGTGAAGTAGGTGAACCTCAGGTGGTGAATCATCCAGCATGGATAGATCCATTTGTCGCTTATCAGCTAAGAGCTCCGAGAGAGAACCTAACCCCAGATTTTATATTTGGACGAGCAACAGTAGGTAATGCATTTAGTGCATTTCTACCGCGAAGGTTCTCAGCCCCAGCAGTTGGAACACGACTTGTAATTGATCCAGTTTGTACATTCCCGCAATATGTTATGTTGCAATTGTACAATTTTTACCACGCGGATTTCTTTTATATAGTCCATGTTCCGGCTCCCCTAGGTACTGGTATATACTTGAAGGTATATGCTCCTGAACTAGATTCAACCACTGTAACAAGAGGTATTCGTTTTAAACCGAGTGCTTCTCCAACTATGGCTTTCTCTGTTCCATGGAGTAACGACCTATCGAGTGTACCGACAACATCCGGTCGCCTAGGACAAAGCGGTGGAAGTATTGTTATCGAAACCATTGAAGATAATAGTAACGAAACCGTGAACACGCCTCTGTCAATAACAGTATGGTGCTGTATGGCAAATGTCGATATGACTGGTTATGCTATTGCTGATGCAACTGCATATAATTACCCAGGAATGAATTTCATTCCCACACCAGTCCCGACCGAAGCCATCGCACCTGCTAATCCAGATGACAAAACACCAATCCCCATCTATGGTGAGGAACAAGCTGATAACGAAGTGACAGCTGAAGGAGGCAAACTTGTACAGGAATTGATTTATGATCATTCTGCTATTCCTGTAGCACCACAAGTAGAAAAAGAAGCAGAGCAACCAGAGGCACCAGCGTCAACAGTGGCAACACGCAAAAACGATACTGGTCACCTCGCAACAAAGTGGTATGATTTTGTAAAAATCAGCTTGTCAAATCCAAAGGATATGTCATGGACGACTCTAACGATTGATCCGTATAACAATGTTACACTATCAAGAAATGGAGAAGCTATGGTATTGCCCTGGAGGAGAAATGTTTGGACAACCGGCTCAAAAGCTATCGGTTACATTCGAACAATGGCAGCACAAATAAACATACCACGCCCACCACAAATCAGTGGAGTGCTAGAAGTAAAAGATTCCATCAATAACTCTAGTATCTCTCTGGTTGAATTCGGAGGCAAAGTTGAGATTCCCTTGCTACCCAAGGTCTTTAACGGATTGGCGAATAGTACAAAACTACCACGCCATTGGTTGAATCCTTGGATGCGAACGGCTGAAAGTAAGATCGAACTGCAGTATAGAATTATTGCGTTTAATCGAACAAGCGATATCGCTGACCTTAGTGTTAGTGTGTTGCTTCGGCCAGGAGACTCGACTTTCCAAATGACTACTAAACCTGACAACAGTGTTGATACTCGACACTTTGAATTAGTCGACAGGTTGATGTATGAGTTTGAAAATCTTCGAATCCATGGTGAAGAACAGGGTCTTCCAGAAGAGACGCCTGAGCGAGAGGTGAATCCGGCTCAATTCATAACACCTGCTGTAGGTTTTACTGCTGAAAAGTATAATCTGCATGAAGAACTAGGTGAATGTGAAGATCTTGAGTTGGACGAATTTCCTGTTTTGGTGTTTAAAGGAGAAGTCCCTGTTGGTGAGGTCACACCGATACAACTTGATCTCGCCACAATTTACGACTTTGCTTGGGACGGGGAGCAGAACGCAATTTCTCAGAAATTTCAACGTTTTGCTCACCTGATACCGAAAAGCGCTGGTGGTTTTGGCCCAGTTATTGGTAATTATACCATAACGGCGAATCTACCTACTGGCGTAGCTGGTCGTATTCTGCACAATTGTATTCCAGGCGATTGTGTAGATCTATCTGTTTCCCGTATTTTCGGATTGAAAAGTCTTTTTGGTCTGATGGGTACGGCAGTCACATCAATTGGTGGTCCACTCTTGAGTGGAGTTGTTAATACAGCAGCTCCTATCTTGTCGGGAGCGGCTCATGCCATTGGTGGTAATGTCGTCGGAGGATTGACAGATACCGTGTTAGGAGCAGCATCAAATCTACTAACACACAAAGAAAAGGAGCAACCAAGTGCGAATGCAGAGGCAATGGCTGGAGATATCCCTATCTCACGATTTGTTGAAATGCTAAAATATGTGAAAGGAAATTACGAATCAAATCCCGTATTCCCGACATTACTGGTCGAACCACAAAATTTTGTGTCAAATGCGTTGGCAGCATTGACAAAAATTCCAATTGAAGTATTTGCAAATATGCGAAATATTAAAGTGGAACGAAATTTGTTCGACCGCACAGTAACTCCAATTGTAGAGGAGGAAGCTATTGCTGATATTGTCATACCAAATCATGCGTATGCCTTTATCTTGCGAGATTTTCTCCAATGCAAACGAGCGTTTAAACCTGGAACCAAACAACAAGTGTACTTTAAGCAGTTTTTAACTGTTCTATCTCAACGCAACACACGTACACACATCACGCTCAAAGACATCACGTCGTGCTCGATCGACGAAGAGTCTGTTGCAACCAAAATCGAGAGAGTAAAACACTACCTAGATTCAAACCTAGGTGGGGAGACCACGGAAGAATTTTCGCGAACAGACACCGGTCTGCCACTTAATGCTATTCGCAAACTAGTATTGAGTGAAAGTAAGCGCAGGACGGAACGATACGTAGCAGAAACTGTTTTCCCTTCCGTGAGGCAGTAGATTAAATCACAAGCCATCCTTTCCCACGTCTCAGAAAATGAGCTTTCAACAACATCAGAAAGCAAGTTTTGTGGGAAAGGATTACCCGGATACATTAAATATGAGGATGGTCACTATATAATTCTAGCAGAATTGTATATAGGACGGTGTATCTAGGCTTGTGAGCCCATAATAACAACATGGGTTCGAATAGCTAGCAAAAGCAACTTTTCCTGAAGGTTAATAGTTATAGTTTATAACATATAAATTAACATTTATTGAGAATACCGTGCGAACGACTCCCCACCGCGGGGGTAGTGGAATCTCGATAAACAGGTTTTTTAAGCTTTTGCGTTTCCGAAAGGTTTACTCTGGATGAACCAGGAACTATCGCCAATATTTTAATAGTTCTGAGTCAGCCCGCCGGGAAATCAGGTTTGCAAAA